AACAGTCATCCGTTTGCCCGGGTAAGCTACCCGGAGGGGCATCAATCAAGAAAGTCTTCCACGATCCTACCGGCCGTGGCTTCGTCTAAGTCATCTTCACCAAACAAACTTGCTAATAGAAGCAAGATAATATCAGTGGAAGTCATAGAGTACTTCCAATGGTAAAACCTGGTCATATCGTCCCGCGAACAAACATGGGTAACCGTCTGTATAGCTTTCACTATACCCTTGACACCGAGATCAAGGAAGTTACCCTTCGCGTTCCAACCAAGGCCATCCAAGCTGATACCACCTTCAGGGACAAGCTGGAGGTAGCGCTCATAATAGCTCCTAGATATAGGAGGGCAGTGCCGGAACTCGTAAGAGTAACTTAATGCTTTGCCCGCCAAATAAGCACGGTCAGAGACCGCCTCATTTGAAGACGCGCGCGCGTTAAATCTGGCGACTGCCTTTCCAAATTTTGGAACCATGACAAAGCCATAGCTAGTCATGATGAAATTCTTGCTTAGGAAGGAACACTCGCTAAGATGGCGACGCACCACCGTAGTGGCACGCATCCTAGCCAAAGTGCAAACATGATTATAGGCACGCTTGATACACCGAGTCCTGGCAAGCCAGGGGTTATCCAAACGCATCAACATGTCATCTCCTAGCACAAGAACATCACCACGAAAACCATGGCGAAGACAGAAGGAATAATTAATTGACATATTCCACATAGAATTTCGGAAGGTCGTGGATTGGGCACCAGTGGGTAATTGATTAGTCACACGTGCAGATACTGCGAATTTGCGGGCTGTAACCGCAAAAGAATTCGCATGTAGCATGAGTGAAGTTAACCACAGAGGCGCGCCCAACTTACGAAGCCATTTGACCTCCAAAATGTGAACATCACGGACCTGGGTCATGTCGTTCGAGTTGAAATCGCTCTCAACAAAGATGCTCTCAGGTGTGGAAAACCTGGTTATGTAGTCAGCTAACTCTTGCGAGCTAGCCTTATAAGCACCTTTGTAGTTGACTGAATCCGAAGAGTCAGCCAGAGCGCACAACCTGAACAGGCGCCTAGTGCACGCCTGCATGATTGGTCCGAGAATCGCATTATGGATATCAGAAGACTGATAGATAATCCGAGGAGCCCAATCCGGATCTTGACGTTTAAGCAAAGCCTCTACCTTGACAAATATCTCCTTGTTAGTGAAGGTCTTAACCAAGCACTCAGAAATTGCCGGAAATACTTTAAGATGCTTTGCTTGCTTGTCCGGTTTGAACTGGGAATTCCATAAATGAAATAGTTCGGGTGTCCATTCAATGGGGTCTTGACCCGTACACGCAAAGCGTTCAATGAGCTTCAATGAATCCTCGACCACCTGACGGTCAGCACGATCGTCGCTGTAAAAATTGCACCGCTTATCAAAAGCGGCCAGCAAATTCTTCCGAGAAGAATCTGGTACAACGGGATAATGCTCCCGAAGCAGAGGGCCGAGGACATCGAGCCGCAAATTAAGCAGATCCTCTTTACGAGGATCCCTTTGAACACCAATACGTGCAGGGGTATTGAATGAAACAGGAGCCCTTTTACTCCTTTCACGTACTCGCCGCTGATAAAAGTATGCGGTCGAGCCTTTCTTGATTG